GATGAACAGTTGGCACAAAAACTTAATAGTTCTACTTTACAAGCGAACGAAATAGATGTTATAGCACGTAAAGGTGGACATAGCATTGTATTGGATGATGGCAATCAACTTAACGAAGATAATCTAGTACGCTTTAGAACCAGTGCTGGACATCAGATTATGATGAATGATACTCCAGATGGAAAAACAATTCATATTATGCATGCCAATGGACAATCTTGGATCGAACTTGGTGAAGAAGGTACCATTGACATGTATGCTTCAAACAGTGTAAACATAAGAAGTGCCGGTGAACTAAATCTACATGCTGATAGAAATGTTAATATCAATAGCGAACTAGGTTCAATTAACATGTTTGCTAAAACTGCAATGAGTTTAGAATCAGGATCACTTAACCTCACAGGAACAAACAGTTTATTAGCCTATAGTAAAAGCATGATAGGATTAAAAAGTGATGCTTCACTAAGTTTAAAAAGCAATACAGGTTCCTGGGGAGCCGGAACCGGCCTTACTCTAGAAGCAGGATGTATCAAATTAAATTCAGGTGCAGCCAGTGACGTTCCTAAAGTACAAGAAATTCCAAAAAAACGTTTGCCTGATACGAAGTTTGAATCAAATGTTGGATGGGTTCCAGAGCCTGCAGCAATTGAAACAATTGTTACCAGAGCACCAACACACGAGCCTTTTGCTGAAAGAGGAAAAGGTGTTAATGCCTCAACAAGTTTAGTTACTACTGGTGAAGAAGTTCCATTAGAACCTAAGACCAAAGAAGCAATAACAAAGGCAGAAACTACTGAAATTAGTAAAATTGACAAGGGTGATTACGAAGCACAAACTAGTTCAACCACTGCCGTTGGTAAAATACCAAGTGAAAAAGTAACAGGTATGGTAGCACAGTCAAGTAAACTTGTACCACAGAAATCAAATGAGATATCAAACACAAATGGTGTTGGCAAATTTGGATTTAGTGCACCTGAACTAGAGGATGCAGGATTTTTAAAGCCTGGAACTTCTGACTTCTTTCTCAAGGACGCTACATCTGATCTAAACACTGTACTAAGCAGTTCAAGTGTGTGGAGTGGAAACCAAGGCATTAACGGCGTTAGTGACTTTTTAAATAACGAATCAATACAAGATCTAACTAAAACAGATTTGTTTACGAAAGGATTAAACGGTTTACAAAATGCAGGCATAGTTACTGGTTTAGAAAATGAGGCAGACTTAGCCGGACTAGTCAGTGGTGCAAGTAAATTTGGAGTTGATGCAGTTAAAAAATGGACACAAGGCAGTGCAATACTAGGTCAAACTTTTAACGGAGCTCTTAGCGGAAACATCACTGCTGGCCAAATGAATGAACTGGTTAAAGGTGGACAGTATGCGGTGAACCTTACAACACAAAAGATCAGCAGCGAAATACAAGGATTTACTACAGGCCTAACCGGTACTACAGGAACGGTAATACGTAGCGATATTGACACAGCCGTGCAAACTGTAATTGCCAGTCAAAAAGTCACAGGAATAGAAACATAAATACGATATGACAACAGTAATCGGATATAGCACAGTAGGTAGGTTTAAAAATTATACACTAACTGATTTTGAACTTATAAAAGCTGACTTACTAAACGCACTTAATATAAGACAGGGAGAAATGCCTGGCCGACCAGATGTGGGTACATCGATGTGGAGTCTAATATATGAACCTCAAAACGCACAAACTTCGCAAGCAATCATTAATGAATTACAACGGGTTATTGCACAAGACCCAAGGATACAGATATCTGATATAAACGTATATGCACAAGAAAATGGTTTTCTGTGCGAGCTTGAAGTAGAAACTATAGCAGGTCAAGGTGCAAATAGTTTAACTGTATTTTTTGACAATCAGCAACAAAGAGCTGCCTTCTCAGACGTGTAGTATAAACTACGTACATAATTCTTATCATAAATACTAGGTAAGGAAATACACATGGCTAAAACAACAAGACAAACTAGTATATTTGGTGTTGAGGATTGGAAGAGAATTTACCAAACCTACAGAGAAGCAGACTTCCAAAGTTACGACTTTGAAACACTGCGTAAGAGTTTTATAGACTACATCCGTTTATACTATCCTGAGAGTTTTAATGATTACATCGAGTCAAGTGAATTTATTGCACTGCTCGATGTTATGGCATTTATGGGACAAGCAGGTAGTTTTAGAAACGACCTCAACACCAGAGAAAACTTTATTGATACTGCTGAAAGAAGAGATAGTGTCAACAGACTTGCAGAGTTAGTAAGTTATACTCCAAAGCGTAACACAGCAGCATCAGGATTTCTAAAAGTACAAAGCATCAGTACCACAGAGGGCGTAATTGATTTTACAGGTGTAAATCTTTCGAATATTACAGTCAATTGGAACGACACAACAAATGCAAACTGGCTAGAACAGTTTACAGTTATAGTAAATGCCGCATTGGATAATAGTCAAAGAGTTGGACGTCCAGGTAATACTCAAACTATACTTGGCGTACAGACTGAAGAGTACGCAATAAACCTATTAACAGGTTTTTTACCAGTTATACCCTTTTCAAGTACTATAAATGGCACTGAAATGAGTTTTGAAGCAGTATGTGCAACTACCCAGGATAAAACATTTGTATACGAGCCGTCACCTGCACCAAATGGTGCTTTAAATATTCTCTACAGAAACGATAAGCAAGGGTACGCTAGTGCTAACACTGGTTACTTTTTCTTGTTTAAACAAGGTAGTCTGCAAGACTTAGATTTTAGTTTAGGCGAGAGAATTTCGAATCGTGTTGTAAACGTAAACATCGAAGGAATTAACAACGATGACACATGGTTGTATCAATTAGATGCACAAGGAAATATTACCAATGAATGGGAATATGTTGAAAACATATATACTGGAGCAGTTGAGGAACTTACTCCTGAACAACGCAGATATTTTACAATTACATCAAGAACAAACGATCAAATTAATTTAAACTTTGGTGACGGGGTGTTTAGTAGTATTCCAGTAGGAAACTTTAGAACATATGTACGAGCATCAAATGGATTAAGTTATATTATTAATCCAGACGAGATGCAGAATGTGACTATTGCAATCGGATACGTAAGTCGTACTGGTAGGAACGAAACACTCACCCTCACATGTGCATTGACACAACCTGTGAGTAATGCCGCTAACAGAGAAAACATTAACGATATTAAACAACGTGCACCAGCAAGATACTATACACAAAATAGAATGGTAAACGGTGAAGATTACAATAATTTTCCATATACACTTTATTCAACTATAATCAAGTCCAAGGCTGTTAATCGTAGCTCAATTGGTACTAGTAGATATTTGGATCTTGTAGATATCACTGGAAAATACTCAAGCACAAATATCTTTGCATCAGATGGATTGATATACGAAAACACTGCTGTACCTAGTTTTACTTTTACATTTGTTGATCAAAATGATATCACAGATGTAATTGTTAATCAAGTTGAACCTGTACTAGCAAGTAGAGGCATGCAAGAATTTTATTATGAAAATTTTATAAGACCAAACCTAGCAATACTTAATTTAAATTGGAACCAAAGTACTACAAGCAACAATGAAACAACTGGTTTTTTTAGATTCACCGCAAGCGGAGCACCCGCACCAGTAGGATCTCAAGCAAGTGACAACAAAAAATATATTGCCAATGGTGGCTTAGTAAAATTTACACCCCCTGTGGGACAATATTTTACTGCGACAAACAGGTTAGCAGTTGGTTCTCCGACATTGCCTGGAGATAAAATGATATTGTGGGCAACTGTTACTGCACTAGAACTAGATGGTACTAATCAAGGTGTTGGAAACAACGCTGACGGTACAGGACCAGTAACACTTAATAATTTCATTCCAACTAACGCTATACCAACTGAGGTAATTCCAAATTTTATTACTGATTTGCCTACGGCGATTGAAACAACAATGCGTGAAAACATTGAATTATATCGGGACTTTGGGTTAGGATACGATAATCTTTCAGGTACCTGGTATGTTATTACAAGCACAAACCTAAATCCAGCAATTACATTTAGTCTTACAAATGCACAAAATACATCCGGAACTGGATTAGATAATTCATGGTTAGTTGCATTTGAAACTGATGGAGTTACATATACTGTTAGCTCAAGAAGTCTCCAACGTTTTTGGGCGAGTGTGCTTGAAACAAGATTCTTTTATGATGGAACACAAAAGGTGTATGATCCAAAAACTGGGACAGTAATTAATGATTTTATTAATGTGTTAAAAACAAATAATGCTCCAGATTCAAGTGCAACACTAAACAGTGACGAAGTACTAGATATAGTTGATCAGCCAGTTGAAACTGACGGTTTTGTAGATGACTTTAGAGTTCGAATTAGTTACAAAGATTCGGACAACGATGGGATACCTGATAATCCAGATTACTTCGAGACACTAGTTGCTCCACTTGTAAATCCAAATTCAAAGAGAATTTATTTACAGCAAACAGTTGACTTTGATAATTTAGAAAGATACCTACCACTAGCATCTGGAGTAATAATCGGTTCTCTTGCAACAAAAGCGGCTATTGAATTAGTAAAAAGCGAATACCCTGACTTGCAGGTATTTTTTGCTTACACTGATAAAAAGTTTTATAAACTATCAGTAGACTATGAAGGGGTAAGAACTATTGTAGTGGTTACAGGTTATCAGACATATGTTGGTAGACAAGGGTTATATTTTCAATACAGACACAATGCTCCTCTAAGTCGACGAATAGACCCTGGTACCACTAATATTATTGATATCTATCTAATCACACAGGCATATTATATTGCATACCAAAATTACATTCGTGACAGCACAGGAACTGTGCCAGAACCAAAGAAACCGACAATCGATGAACTGACAACAAGTTATAGTACGTTAGATCAATATAAAATGATAAGTGATAATATTATTTTGAACAGTGTAACTTTTAAGCCATTATTTGGGACAAAAAGTGCAGTTGAACTCAGGGCAACAATTAAGTGTGTAAAAAATGCTTCTAGTACTGCAAGTGTAAGTGAAATTAAAAGTCAAGTTGTAAGTGCAATGAACACATATTTTACCATTGATAATTGGGACTTTGGAGATACATTTTTCTTTAGTGAACTAAGTGCTTATTTGCATGATAGACTAGGGAGCATTATAAGTTCTGTAGTTCTCGTTCCTACTGATCCGCTTAAGAGTTTCGGAGACCTATATGAGATACGTAGTCAAGCCAATGAAATATTTGTAAATGCTGCTACAGTAAACGATGTACAAATTATTGATGCCCTGACCGGAAGTCAGTTACGTACTGCACCAAATAGTGGAGTAGTATAAGTTATGGCTAAAAGAATTCGCTCAGAAGACTTTCTACCAGAAATATTTCAAACACCTGCTAACAAACAACTGTTACGTAGTACCCTTGA